GAAGACAGGATAATCGGCCCCCCCGAATGCACTCACATGCATTCGAGTTTCCCGGTCCTGACAGAGCTGAAACATGCTCACTATATTTTAATCCTTATGCAATCTCACAAGTCGGTAAAGACCATCGCACTGTCCCCGGTAGACACGGACCCTTCTCTTGAGGAGCCACCCTGCTCCCCCCGAGGGAAACCCATGAATCCAGGGACCTCTAAATGGCCCCACCTCGATAGAGAGGCGATAAGGAGTTGCGTAGGAAGGATTAGCCCCCCTCCCGGGGGCCCTGGTCGTTGCTAATGATCAGGGAAGATAGGTCATACCCCCATGTTAACCAAACACCCGATTTCTCGGTTTCCACGGACTCCCCCTCCTCCCCTCACCAGAAGAGGGCCAGTGACACTGGGATCACTCCCAATGTATGGACATCGTACCTTACCTATCGTAAAAGGTATACGAAAGAAGTTCGAGGGAGACGTAACGGTAACGCACTTACAACTCGGGCACTGTAACTTATCAGCAATCTGGTAAGCCATTACCTCACCAACAACTGGTGACAGTGGATACAGTGTAGACCGAGCAGTGCGGCCGTCCTAATCAAGCTCTAGTCCCTTTGGATAAGGAGCAGATGTAGGGCGTATCCGTGGGACACCTTCCGGTATCCCGAGTCCGAAAGTCTTTAGTCCTCGAGCTCGAATATTCTTCCACAGGCGGTAGAGATCGGAAAAGCGAGGTTCCAACTCTTTCTCTCGAGCTCTTGAGAGCTCTGAGAGTGGGATAGGAATTCTCGCCACCGTATTCTCTAACATACGTATCGCTTGATACATAACGGCAGAAATCTGCCGCGCCTGGAGAGAAATACCGAGACGATGGAAATGGGTTATGGTATTACGAACTACCTCAATCCGTCTCTCTAGAATTACTAACTGTTCGTTAGTCCTAGTTGAATGGGCTCGGATGACGGGGTCCACAGAAGAAGTATACTCCGAAAAGAATACTTCTTTGTGTCGCCGATCAAGGACCTCTTCACATTGGTTGGTAAGCTCGTAGAGCGAATCCATCCACGGAGAGACCCAGGTCGACGCCGCATCCCCCCAGATTTGGGGAAGCTGCGGTCCTCGGCAACCGGACCATTCTAACCAGTTCTTCTTAGAGAAGGCGGTTTGAGACTCGGGGTGCGTGATGATGACCAGGAGCGCGGCCAGGCGCCTAGGAAGAGTTTCCCAGGTAGAACCTAGACGTGCCATGGTCTTCATCCCGACCCCGAATGCTGCCATTGCCTGAGATAGCGAGGGTGTCCATCCAAGGTTTAGCCATTGGCACATTGCGACGCACGCACTCAGCGATTGCTGAGACATGAGCCACAAGTTCCATGGTAAACCAGAGACATCCACCCCTGAGCGGTAAAATCTTTTCGCGAACTCACCTGATCCGTTATTACTGATCAGGGACTTCGCTAATCCGATCTCAACGCCCAGGATCTCCATCACCCTCAGGTAGTGCTTCGCGACATTCTCGTTCCCAATGATAATGTCGTCACCAAGGACAGCGTAGCCCATAAACCAACCTTTTACTCCTGCTCTAGAAGCAGCAAACTGCACTATCGCATGATGCGTTAGAGCTAACATTGCCCAAGACGAGTAAGCCCCCATGGGCTGGCCAACCGCGTACCGGTAACGCGATGATTTATCATAAAGATGAATCGGATCGTCCGGACGATCCCTAACCGATGGTAGAAGCGCGTATTCGCGATCTACCAACAGGGACTTCCAGGCCTGAGCAAAGTTAGCGTTAAACATCACCGCCAAGATGGACTGCTGGATCCGCACTGGAAGCCGATCCGTCGCCGCAGACAAATCAAAACTTGCTAAATACCCGCGCCCGAAGCGCTTGATCAAAGCCTGAACAGGCTTATGCTGATCAAATGTTCCGTCGCTAGGTATTCCTTTTAGCAAGTCAAAGATTTTATCATGCAATGGTTTCAGGGCAACCTGAGTCCAGTAATCCACCATGGCAAACACACGAACCTTACCCGCTGC